CCATATGACTGTACAGAATTTAAATGCTGCTAATATATATGATACTATATTTGAAACTTGTGTTATCTCAGATAATCCTATGAATTTCTTTTTTATTCCGGTAACAGGAATTCCAAACCTTGGGTGTAATGATCTTTGGATGTATCCTACTGATATACTGATAAAAGAATTAGAAAAATTAGAATCTCTTCCAGAAATTTATGTTCCGTATACACATAGTTTGAAATCTTATTATAAAGATGCAATTATAAAATCCCAATCGTTGGATAAACATTCAGTAGAACTATTTTTTAAAACACAAAAAATGTTTGACAATTTAAGAAATCAAAATCTATTTAATACAATAAATCACTTTGAAGAATTAGCTGATAAATTTGGAATTGCAAAATGGTAACCATGCCCTCTTTAAAATTAGAAAGCGTCGAACCTTCTATTTGTTCTGCTGAATTTGATAACATTCCAGAAGAGCTAATTGCTAGAGTTTTTAACAAAGAAAATTTTGGAAACAATGATTATGGGGCTCTTTCGGTAGAAAAAGAAAGAATAGAATTGCCTCCGAAACATTGGAACGATGACTACCACACATTAAAAAACTATTTCTATCCGCATGTTGTTAAAATTACACAAGAATTAATTGAAAGTGATCCGATTCACTATCCTTTCTTCCACAACATGAAAGATTTTAAACGCTGGTTTGATAATCATTTTATAAACGGCCCAGGAAATTTTGGTTTTATTCCTATTATTGATCAAGTAGGTTTTTATCAATCACCGCACATAGATAATAGATTTTCATTTATGGCTGGCATAATAAATATTCAAGAAAATCAAACTGGCACAATCTTTCTAGCAGACAACAAAATTAGTAGTCCTTGGCGGGAACATCATGGGCTCGGTTGTACAGAGGAAGAAGTTATATATAGAGCGTCAGGAAAAAAACATTCAGGAACATTTTGGTTGAATGGCGATAACAACTGGCATGCAGTACCAAAGGTACTAGAAACAAGAAAAATACTGTTACTGAATTTATACTTCTGATCGGTAATGATTCCATTCATTACCATCTTTATTAAAGACTTTTCCGTTATCTGTGGATTGTAATTTGGTAATTACGGAGAATATTTGTTCAGCATCTTTACTAAACTCTTCTTTAGGAAACCATATAGGATTAATACAGAAAAATATACCAGGATGGTGTAGACTAAAACCACGCATGAGATGCAGATTTGTAGATTTAACACTGGCATATCCTGCATACTTTCTCATAGCTACTTGTTTGCCATCAATCAATCCTGTTAACATCCATCCTACCTTTGTATTTGCATGAATAGAATTAGATAAACTCTTTAGCATATAGTAGGGTAGTTGACAGTTTATCCAGTAGGCAGTATTCCAATTTTTCTTTGACACAGTTCTTTCTTTAGTGAAATCAAATTCGTTAGGCACACCGTAAGAATTTTGGTTGAAGAAAATTATATCATATTGATTATTTTTGAGATTTTTAGTAATCTGATCGATCTCTACTTCAGATGTATCCCAATTTATTTTAATTACATTTACATTATCGTAACTTAATTCTTTACTGGTTACGAGATCAATAGTGTGTCCTTGATCAGCAATATACTTTGTAAAAACTGATCCCCAATTAGCTCCGGCACCAACAAGTAAAATTCTCATTTAATGTTATCCTTAACTTGATCAAATTGATTTTTAAGCCATTCGTAATCGTTGATTGAATTAAGGCCAACAGGATCTTGCATGTGTTGTTCTCCAAATTGCTTTCCGGCCCTGGCTCCGTTGATTGCATATTCTCCAAACGGACGGTCTTTACCAACATTACACCATATGTGTAAGCGTTCGTCGTTTTCATTGTCAAAATTACGATCAATTACACGGCTAGCTAATTTAGCACATTCTCTAAAAGCACTTCGCCAAGTGCTGAATTCGTCTACATTGAATCCTGTTACATTGCTAATCTCAGGCATAATTTTAAAGCTGTCGCTGATACTGGTAGTAATGTCTGGATTTTGAATATCCATATTTGCTGTTAGTCTTCTAGGTAATAGTTTTACACCGCCGTAGCCGTAGACTAAATCATTAACAGGATTCCTACTGCTCCAAACATGAACAGTTTTGTTTAAATTGATTCTGCTGATTCTATCATAGTAAGGAATGTAATCGATCTCAAAGGCAAATGTATCTTCAATGATAGCATCAGCATCTACTACCCAGAACATATCAGTTTCTGCTAATTTTGCAGCTTCGATGTGAGCATTTTGAATTCCTTTAACTCCATGCACTCGTTTTACTCTAGGAAATCTCAATTTCAAATACTCGTAATTTTCATCTGCATTCTTTTCGTTATAGCTAATAAAGATAATATCAAATGGCTTCGGAGTGCTGGCCTGTACCGGATATTCTTTTTTATCTATTAAAAATCTATGATGTATTTCTCTTTCAGAAATATTGATTTTTTTAGATGTTAGAATAACACCATCATAATATTTGTCATTTAGAAACACATGATTTATAGATCTATCATATTGATTATTAAAACTAAAAGTAAAATCTAAAAAATCAAAATCAAGATTCACATCTACATCGTTAGGAATCATCCAAAACATTTCAGTAGGTGAGGATTCCAATGCGTGTACATAATCTTTATAGTTACTAAATTTAAAAATTGCATAGGTTTTATTTTTAGATGCCACTATTGGATGTTCTGTTTTGTCAATTAAATATCTATGATTGAATTCTTTTTTAGTGAATTTTTTATTCTTTGAACAAAGGATTATTCCACTTATATAACTATCGCCTTCTGTTGAAGAATTCAAAAACATATGATTTACATTTCTATCATAAGATGTTGTGTTTAAAATAGTATCATCAGTTATTTCAACATCAGACCAAATCATCCAAAACAAATCTTGTGAAGTTTCTTTTAAGGCATTTTCATAATCATTGTATTCTTTGCCTACTATTACAGGATATTTTTTAGGTTTGCTAGCCTGTATATTGTGTTCTTTTTTATCTATTAAAAATCTATAACTAAATTCTCTTTCGGAAATATTAATTTTTTTAGATGTGAGAATCACACCATCATAATATTTGTCATTTAAAAACACATGATTTATAGATTTATCATATTCATTATTAAATTGAAATGTTAGGTCAAAGTTAAAATCAGGATTCACATCTACATCATTAGGAATCATCCAGAACAATTCTGTAGTAGATTTTTCTTTAGCAGACAAATAATCTTTGTAATTGTTAAATGTGAATACATCGTATGTTTTGTATTGGCTGACTGTTAAATTATGTTCTTTTTTATCTATTAAAAATCTATGATTAAATTCTCTCTCGGTTATTATTTTGTTTGTAGAAAATAATACAACTCCGCTTAGATAAGATTCAACCCCATTGCATGAATTTTTATAGACATGATTTTCATTTTTATCATAATTATATGTGCCGTCATTGGGGTCAAAATATAAGTTAAAAACACTGTCATTTACAATTTCAGTGTCTGCCCAAACACCCCAAAACAACGGATGAGAACTTGCTGCTGCAAATTTAATATATGCATCGTAGGTTGTTAACTTTAATGTTGGGTAACGATATTCACTAGCAACAATATTGTGTTCTTTTTTATTAAGATAAAATTTATATTGAAATTCTTTTGAGCTTATTTTACAATTTTTAGGAAACAATGCAACGCCGCCAAAATAACTTTCGACACCATTACAGGTATTTTTAAAAACATGAATAAACTCTTCTTCAAACTTTGATACCCTATATTCAAATATAGATGTATCTAATAAAGTTAAGGTGTCCCACACGACCCAAAATAGTTTTGTAAATGCTTTATTCTTAATATCATTGAAAGATTTAACATTCTCAATCTTTTGAGAAGACGGAAATCTAGAACGAAACTGTTTCCAATCTTGTTCATCAATATTATTTTTGCTTACATAAAAAATATCATATATCATCTTAGGTATGTGTTAGTAAGTTTAATTGTTTCTTCGTACAAGTCTAATGTATACTTGCTTTGAGCTGCATCAAGATAAGGATAATCAAATCCCATTCCTCGTTTAATGTGATAGCCTAAATCCTGTATATCATGTGCTAGATTAGTGTGATTGACATTTTCATTGTAGATGTTTTTTAGGATTTCAAAGTCTCGTACATCTACATAATTCCATGCTGTACAATTAGTCATCCACTGTCCAAGCCTTGCACCATATACAGCGTATAGTCCGTTTTCTTCGTGGGCACCGACTGTACTCCATATCTTTAATCTATGAAGGTTATGCCACCAAACTTTTTCCTTTATTTCATCGGCAGGAATACGCACACCATCAAGAAGGGTCATTTTGACACCTTCACGGAATCCTGCCCGCCATGCCTGAAATGGTGATCCTGTGATAACTGTTTCGCTGTAACATTCAGCAAACTGCTTGTATCCTGTTTCCCAACAAAAATCTACCTGCGCACGATCGCTGTCGCTGGCTTCATGACTCTTCATGTTAAGAATAAAATCTTTACGCCAGATCTTTAAGCCGCCATTGCCGTATAGTAATCCATTGATGCGGTTTCTAGCCAACCAACTATAGACCTGTATGTCCTTGTTGTCGGGGTCAAATTGTAAATTAAAAAATTTATTATCAACTATGTTGTCTGCATCCACAGTAACCACCCATTCAGTTTCGCTGAGTTCTGCTGCGGCTTTATGTGCAGCATCACTACCTTTGACACCGTGGACTCGTTTTGCCCAAGGCACCTTGTTGCATAGGTCAGCATAATGCTGGTCAGCATTGGGCTCATCGTAACTAAGGAAAACTACATCAAGTTCTAGTGTCTTCATAGGTATACTTGTCAAAAATTCGTCGTGTGTAAATGCTAAACTTCTCTGGCAGTGTCAATGTAAATCGCTGTGGATATTTTACCAGTTCGTTGACATTAAAGCTGATCATTTCTTGTAGTACATTAGGATCATTGTATTCTGTTATTAAAAATACCATGTCTTGATCACCTTGCCATTCTATGGTTTTTAGCAAAGGATTAATCTTAAATGTCAACAGAGCATCTGCTCTAGCATATTCTATGCTGACATCGGGTTTGGAGATCTTACTCCATTTCTTATCAATGACTCTGTGTAACACATCGTCTATTTTACTAAGTCCTGTTATACTGGCAAGATTTATTTTTATAACTCTACCGGATACGATATCCACTTTGTAGTGCCGTAGCGTTTCACCGCGATCGTGTATACCTAACGCAACATCAAGATCAACTTGTATTTTGTTTTTGATATGTTCAACAGACGGGCCGGGATGCAGTGCTATAACATTTCCATCAAGGTCAAACTCAAAGAAATAAGTTTCTTCCGGAACTTCTAGTGTTTTTATCCACTCGTCAAAAGGAGCAAGGTCTAGTTTTTCTTCCATGCTATCTCCTCTAACATACTAATTAACTCATCAGTAATGATGTCTTTTTCAACATAATGCACAATGTCAGTCTGTTGGTAATTGCCAATCTTTAAACTGCCGTCACCTTTGAGATAAAATCCCACTTGATCGGTTACACGATCAGCATCCCATGGCCAATTCTGTACCTGAGGTTTTAAGTGTACTACTCTGGGAAAATCCAAAGCATAGGCCATTTCACTATCAATATCCAACAACTTGGCCGATAGTGCAAACGCTTCGTCTGTGCCTACAACTTTAGGGATATGATTGTTGAGATACAAGTTTTTAAATTCCTGCGGATTAATAAAGATCTGTCGGGCTAATTCAAAGAATTCTGTACTGGTGTCTTTCTTAAAGAATGTCCACATTGAAAATAGATTGGGCAAATTGTTTTTGGTAAATGCCTTGCGGTAAGCATCACTGGTAACTACTTCGCCTCTAAATGTGAACGCACGATTGGCTACATAGAGATCTGTGTTTTCCACAAAGTAATCAATCCAGTGACTGTAATCTCTAAGAAACAGCATGTCTGCATCTAGACAAACCGTGTGTTCCCAAGGTGTTACAGTATCCATCCACGAACGGCCATCCCAGAACTTTTGTTCGGGCCATTCTATAACTTTATCAAACACCCAAGGACTGGTTAAACTATCAACTGATGTTTTGTCGTTGATTACTAGTGCTACTTTATCATAGCCTGGCTTCTGCGTATTCTTAATACTTAATGCTAGAGCATAGGCCAATTTGAGATAGTCTATGTCGGGATGAGCCGCTACAAATATCAGGTATCCAAAGTTCATACTAACTCCAGAAGACTGTCTGCGTTTCTGATTATGCTTTGTTTATTCATAATATGAACATCTACACCTTTAGTAGAAGCAGCCCAAAAACTTGCAACATCATTGGGTTGACTGACTAAGAATGTTAGCCTATCGGTGTCAACACTGTGTAGTATGTCTTTGTCAAAGACTGTGAGAATTGGAGGTAGGGTATAGGCAAACTCTGTTTCAAATCCATTCATAATATGTTTGGCTACACTGAAGGCAATGTCGTTTCTAAACTGTTTGGGATTGAAGCGGAATAGATCTGCATAGTAAACATAGTTGTCTTTGACAAAGTCTACCAGTTTAAAAAAGAATTCACTTTCTGCACTTTTATCAAACATCACTGTTGTGGCCCAGAACATATGTACTCCGGTTTCACTTACGCGGCTGTCTAAGATGCCGCCACGCTCGCCTGTAAGATCTGTCATGCTGTGCCCCATCATTACAGGAGCGTCTACTGACCAATACTCATTTAGTTTGTCGGAGAAGATTAGATAGTCGCTGTCTATCAACAAGGTTTGATCATAAGGACTGAGTTCCCACACGCTGTATCTATTTGAATTTACAAATGGAATAACCTTGCTTTCAAATCCGTCGTGCAGATTTCTCACATTTTTTGTGTAAGGTCTATCTACTTGTATAATATGATCAAAAACTGTCTGGGCTTTGATCAGTGTACCAGACTCTCTCAGCCACGCTAGTGTTCCGGAATCTGTGACCAAACTCACAGGAACACCGAGATTCTTCTTGGCAAGTCCGCCTGCAATTATAGCCATTAGGCCGTAATCAACATCAGGACTATTATGGGCAAATATTAGTACGCCTCTGGTCATAGATCCAATAACTTTTCAACTGTTCTACTAGCTTTAATCTTTTGATAGTCTTCATAGTATTCATAGGTAGCAGTAAAGTACCTGTCTATGATTTCATCTTTAAAAGAGTGTAGGTCAGCTACGAGTACTGGATTTCCGTTTTCGTCAACAAAGGGTACATTTTCTACACGGCCTTGATCAATCAGCATCTGTACAAATACAATGAGCTCACGATTGATTTTGAATAATCCGCCAGCATGACCGTAGGTTAGCTTTGCAGCAATTTTTTCTTTAAGGGTTTTTCTTTGGATAGCCAGAGTCTGTCGATAATTGGCAAACTCAAGAGCCTTAGATAGTCTGTCGTCCATTTGGTCTCCGAATAAACATAGCTGTTTATTTACCAGCTAGTCTAGGAGTCCAAAATATTATCCGCCTGTTATGGCACCTGCCGTGAAAGTATTATAGTTGTAACTAGTCCAAGTACCGCTAGGAGTAAGAGCATGGCCGCCTGTTGGAAAGGTTATTTCAACAGAATAGCTCAATGTTCCGTCAACAATATCTTCTGGCGCAGGCGGATTACCAGGACTCGGATCTACATAGGGATCACTCCATACTAACACAAAATTAAAAGCTGTAGCCGATCCTGCGGCTGCATTAGCTGCAACTGAAATAGCATAGGTATTTGATGCGTATGGGGCGCTTGAAGAAACTGAGTATAATGATGTAGATCCTGTTCCCCAACCATAAACAGCAGCACCGCCAAATTCTTGAGTACCTGCAGATGTTAGTAAACTACTCCAAGAAGTATTTTGTGACGAGGCTGCTCCGCCCGTTCTTGAGCTAGCAAATCTAATGCGACCGCCACCATTCCAAAACCATCTTGCTTGATCTGCACTTGAAAAATTAAGAGTGTATGTAGCAGATACAGAGCTAGCCCACGAACTTGTCCTAGAATTACTGCCTGCTGAAGCTGTAGATTTTCTAGAACTGTGACAGGTAAACCTATTAGTATCAACTGTAGATGCATATGGAATAAATGCGTTAGGATCTGTGGAATTGATTATATCGCCTGTAACATTGCCGGCTAGGCTAAGAGCAGCAGCTGAACCGTTTTGATGAGCACTAGCATTTAACAGATCATAACGAATGTTATTAAAATCATTGGCACTGATAGTATCTCCTACATTTTTTGTAGTGCCAAATGTAGTTTGCCCGTAGCCTCGTGACAATGACCCTGTACCTATGACGTTAAACCCAGTGCTATACGGAGTACTAACATCAGTTGCAAGGGCTGTGGTTCCTGATCCTGCCATTTCTTAATCCTTAAAGAACAATTGCTTCAATTAATTTTACTTCTGTATTTAAGCTAGATTCTAACGCTACAGCAAAAGTGTTAGCATTGACATCTTCACTGGCCATTGCACATCCGTCTGGAGCAGCAACGAGTCTATCGCCTTTGCGTACATGCCCAATAACTCTAACTGGTACACGGCCTTTAAGAGCAATATAAGTACCGCTTTCTAGATCTTGATTCATCATTAGTCCAGGTGCACTGCTTACTACACCGACTGCTCGTTGTCCTACCCAAACGCTGGCAGTAACTTCTTGTTCGCCGCCAACAATCATCACTGTACCGACAGCATATTCTTTATCTGCTAGATATTTTTCAGCAAGGTCTGCACCTTGAACTGCTGTGGCTGTACCGTTGAATACATTAGCACTCAAATTTCCGCTGCTGTCTCGAGCAGCAATAGTGTTGGCTGTCTTGGTTGTTTTTGCAGTTTTATATGCAGATGCAGGATTGTCAGCAGCATCATTGTCAATTTTAATACGATCTGCTCTGTCAGCAACACCAACGAACTGATTAGCCACTAAATTTCCACTAGCAGTTCTTGACGCAATAGTAGATACTGTTGCTGCATCACTGGCTTCAACATTATTTAATCTACTGGCATTGGTCGCACTGGATGCATTTCCTGTTAAGTTTCCTACAACATTGCCTGTTAGGTTACCTACTATGGTTGCTCCGCTATACCCAATTTGTTTTGAAGTACCATTAATCAAAACTGTTGTATCTATAGCTTTTACATTACCAGAAATATTTCCCACAACATCACCAACAAGATTACCAGCAATATTGTCTGCAAATATTTGGTACCAACGAATTTCATCACTGCCCAAATTATAACTGCTATCTAATCCGGGTAAAATAGCTGATGTAGTAATATTAGCTAAAGTTCTAGTTTCTGAAGATGAAATTCTAATTTTGAATTTAATGTTACTTGCTGATTGATTTTGAATAACAATGTTTGAAGCATCTTCTAAAAATACCGATGCTTTAACTGCGGCACTGGCTGAAAATGTAAACCCACTATCGCTAAAATCTACCACTGATGGAAATACTGGTTCAGCTTTTAATACAATATCATTACTGGTGTAAAATATTGAGCTATCAGTAACATCAACTAGTTTGTTGGCTGACGAGGCAGTTCCCCAAATAACTGCTCCGGATGCTGTGGTTGTTGTACCATCATCATTGTTTGTGCCGATTAGAGTAATACCCTTTTTAATTCTGCCAAAATTAGGTAGTGTTGTTTTATCAGCATCGCTTAGATTAAATGTATCTTTGCTGACAATTGCAATGTCAACTCCGCCTGCTTTCAATCGGGCAATGGTTCTGTTTTCATTTCCATCATCTTTAACAGTTAACGAGGTAACTGATGTTTCGCCTAAGGTGCTTGGACTCTCTGGACCAATTAATGTGTATTCACTGCCTGTCCAGCAATACAATTGCTGTGAAAGACTGTCAAACCAAAATTCACCGGCACTCAATCCCAATGGAGCAGTGGCTGTTGCGTTGGCTCCACCAACTGGTCTAAATCTTGTGCCGTCATATACTTTGATTTTTCTATCTGTGCTATCGTACCAAAGTTGACCTGCAAGTGGTTTGCTAGGTTGTACGGCTCCAGCAAAATGTTCTAAAAGATGTAGAAAATTTTCGTTCTGAACTTGTCCGTAACCGGCGTAGTTTTTACCAACGAATCTAATGTTGGTAGTTGAATCAATTGTACCGTCGGCAACTGAAACTAAAAATGAACCGTTATACCGGTTAACTTGATAGGCCATTTTATACCTTTTTCTTTAATTCTTCAATTTGATGTTGCTGATCTTTAACTGCTTCGATCAAATAAGCAACTAACTTAGTATATTGAATTCCGTAAGGATTTCCGTCTGTATCTTTGGTTACTAGATTAGGCAATATTTTATTAACTTCTTCAGCAATCAATCCAGGTTCATTCACTGATGTTTTATCTTTTCTATCATAGATAACTCCAGTTAATTGCATAATACTACTTAACGCATCTAGTATAGGATTTACATTTTCTTTTACCGCAATTGTTGATGTTTCAACAAAATTACTAGCAGTAACTCTACCAGCAACACCAACACCACCACTTACTATCAACGAGCCGGTTGTTGTAGAAGTACTGGGTGTGGCGTTGGTCATTCTTACCTGACCATTAAATGTTGAAGTACCGTCTACTGCCTCAAGACGACTTGCAGGAAATCCGCCGGGAGTAACACCATCATGGACCACTACTGTTTTCTTAGTAGTATCAATAGTTAGTTCGCCAGGAGCTCCAACAAATGTAGCATGTTCTGTTGTGCTTCCTCGCCTAAATTGTATTCTTTTTGCCATTCCTAAATGCTCCTGGTATTATTATAAACTGCCGTAATCTACAAACACATCAACTACCGTGGTGATTGAGCCGTAGTCTTCATCGGCATCACCGCCAATGAATCTCCATTGTATGCCATCGTAGCCTTCCCACTCACCGTCTGTGGTATTAAATCTAATCATTCCTTGTTGAGGAACTGTTGGACGAGAGCCAGTTGTGCCGCTAGGTACTTTTATCGCTCCGGTTCCTGCAAATATTCCGTTACCTTGCACATATATTGCGCCGCCAATACTAGCGCCACCTGCTACAACCAATGCTCCTGTGCCAACACCCGTACTTACAGCAGTATTTGTAAAAGTTACCGTGCCACTGGATGCTAGTGTTGTAAAAGCTGCTGTGCCAGGGTTGCCTCCACCAATATTAAAATTGTCTAATGATCCTCTAACACCTGACGATAAACTTACAGCACTGGTACTACCCGCAAGATTAACACTAAAATTTGATGCAGTACCACCGCTGCCAGCAGACATATTAAAATTACCGCTAACCGCAATACTTTGTATTGCTAATGGAGGGACTACTCCTCCTGGTCCGGGAACTGTTTCAACAGTTCCAATTAATTTTCCGTAAAAAGTTGTTGCCTTTATTTCTTCAGCATTAACTGTTTTCCATTTAGCGGCTGTCGATCCTAGATCATATAGTCCTGTAGATCCGGGCTCGATTCCTGTAGTTTTAACTACTGCGATATCCTTAATCTCGGCGCCGCCGTTTGATATTCTAAATATAAAAGGATTATTTGATGTACTTTCTAGCGTTGGGATAGTACCGTTTAATATTGTTAAACGGAAGTCATTTTGATCTCCAACTGTGAAACCGTTGTCTCTAAAATTCACTTGAGACTCAAAACTAGCATTACCGGATCTTAAAAAATCAGTAGCTACAAATCCGCCAAGTCTTTCTGCATTTGATGCTGTTCCAATGAATCTGTGAGTGCTACTGGTTTCTCCTGTTACGGGATCACTGTTGATAAAATTAATACCAGGCTTTAACAGCCCAAATCCTGTGATAGGATTTATAACTGTGTTAAGATTAAATGTTGCTCTACTAACAATTGCAATAGTTTCGCCGCCAACTTGAAATTTAATAATTTGTTGATCAGTGCCTACTGAGTCTTTTACCACTGCTGGCACTGTTGCAGTATCACCGTATATGGGTGATTTTTCAGGTCCAACTAGTATAAACTCTGTACCGTTCCAAACTTTAATTTGTTCGTTTTGATTGTCCCACCAAAAATCACCGATGGCTAATCCTGCCGGGGCTGTAGCACTAGCTTCAGCACCTGTAGTTACTTTGAACTTGCTACCATCATAAATTTTTAGCTTTTTTGTAGTGGTGTCGAACCATGTTTGTCCAGAAATAGCCCTAGGAGGAGCTGAACTATTGGCAAAATTTTCCAGCAGATGCAGGAAGTTTTCATTTTCAATTTCACCGTAGCCACTGTAATTACGACCTACAAAACGCAGATCCGTAGCGGTACTGTTGAGTGTTTGATCATCAACCGAAACTAAAAAAGTGCCGTTAAATCTGTCTATTTGATATGCCATATTTTCGCTACCTAAGTTCTTATCTAGTATTTATCGTATCAGTATTAATTGGCTATTAGGGGTTCTTTTGGCCAATCTATAGTAAACGGCCAGTGTTCTTGTTTATCTGTATCTCTAAGCAGGGTACGATATTCAGCCCAAGCAGCTATCCATTCTGCAGTATGCTTGCTCTGTACACTAGGCATTTCTGTCCAGTCGCTTAAAGCCAATAAATTTCGTTGCATAGACTTTGCAAGATCTAAAGCAGCAGCATCAACTGCTGCAATTTCTTGTTCTCCCATTGCAGTTACTTCAAATTGCTGGGTAACTGTGGTTCCATCAAATGCTGGAGCTATTTCGGCTACACGCTGATATACTCCTGCTATCGGAGGAGTTGTTCTTATAAAAGGTGCAAATCCCAAAGTTAATAATTCAGCAGTATCTAGTACTGCGGGCAAAGAAACATTAGATAGTATCTCTCTAACGGTTGCCTCTAGCAGTGGATATCCCACCGGTTGATTGTCTTCTATTTTTACATAATACATATTATTGTCCTTAAATTCTGCTTCCGTCGTCGTGGAAGAAATATCCGTTGCCCCATATTCCCATGTACTGTGGGCCAATTATAGAAACTGCTATTGAATCTGCTCCATAGTTTTCACCAAACTGAATTCTTATAGGATAATAAACACCAGCCGATAGAGTAATTTGGCTAACAACAGTTCGATAACCGTGTAAGCCTCCATTATTGATTAGGGGATTTCCTGTTGTGTAACCCGATACCGCTGTTGATCCTATCCATAGATAACTTGCATCATCGGATCCCATACCAATAGTATAAGTCCCATCGTATGGAGCTTGAAAATATCCTGTAAATTCCCAACTATATTGGTCTCGATAAGAAGAGAATCCCGAAAGATCTTGGAAGGCCATAGATTCAACTACTGTTCTTCCAGAAAAGTAATTAACATCATCATTGAAATATCCGTCAACTCGTTTACCCCAGAGACCTGTATAGTAAACAGGAGTACTAAATCTTGCTAAATTTTCATTGTAACTTGTGGTAATTTCAGCTTGCGTTAATTCTCTGTTGTATATTTTAAATATACCAAGATCCATTACCTGCTGA